GACGATCCGAGCCGCTTCCGTTATCGTTAAGAACCTTCGCGAAGAAGAGCCGCGCCTCGGGACAAACACCGACCACACCCTCGTCGTTATCGACTGCGGCAATAATTCCTGCGCAATGAGTCGAATGCCCTGAAACGAGATCCTCCAGCGGATCGTTCGTTAGGTTATTCGTTGAAGCGATGTTCGGCTCTAAATCCCGATGCACGGGACGGCCCGTATCCGCAATCCCAAATTTAATCCCCTTCCCCCGCGCTCGCTTCCACGCGGCCGGGATGTTATGGATCGCGTGTCCCTTGTCCACCGTCTGGCTCATTGATCGCATTAGCCAGTTGACCTTGAACGGCGGAAGCATCGGATATTGCTCGTCGGATCGATCAGGCATGTTACCCTTCTTTCATTTTCGCAAGTTGCCTCTGGGCTTCCATTACAGCGCATCCCATGGACGCCGCGCGGCTGGAGCCGAAGAGGCGGTCCGCTCGCTCTATGGTTTCTTCGTCGTAGTAGCCCGAAAAGTAGCCAAGGTTGAGCTTCACGACCGCTTCGGCTGCTTCCCGGGCTGGATACTTGGGGTTCGTCTGCACGAAGGCCACCATCTTTTCATAGAAGGCGTCGGCTTCGGCTTGGTCCTCGATGTCCATCGCTTGAGCCCAAATGTTTTTCTCGCTCATACCCACCCCCTTTCGTTCTCGAAAAATGTTTTAGTGAAGATGAAGACGGGCGAGGCCGGTGAGGTTGGCAAACAGAATGTTCGCCGGGTTAGTGGCGCGGCCTAGATCATTCGACCGCTAAAGGCGAGCCGCTTGCGCGACTCAGAGGAAGGGTGTCTTAGATCCCGCCTCGCCCGTCTCTGTCATCAAGCTAACCGAATTCCTCTCTTTAGCACAACAAATCGACGCCGAACGTGCGCTTATATCCCGTGCGCGTCTTCGGTCCGACCTTGCCGTCTACCATCAAGATTTCACCGACAAACCCATCGGCGGTACGTCGTAATCTTTCGATCGTATCGTTGATCAATTCTTGTAGATCCTCGATCTCGTCGGGGCCGATCGTCGCGGTGAGGAGCGGCGGATCGTTACAGATAACCCCGTCCTCATAGTGTTCGCTGTTCCACCCACCATCCAACCACGCCCGGAAGATCGCCGCCGCGCCGATCTGCGCGGTAACGGATGCCGCGCCGATCTGCGCGGTAACGGATGCGGCTCCAACCTGCCCTGGTCGTGGCTGCATGGCAACTGACGTGGCATCAAAGGCCCCGTCGACAGTGTATTTTCCCCTTCTGTAGTGGTTTGTTCGTCCCCAAAGATACGGCGAGTTGATCGCATGCTTTCGATAGCCAAAACCATTGTAAGCCTCAAAGAAGTAAAGAACCTCGTCGACACGCTTGAACCGGAGTGGCGAAAGATCTGCGCGGCTGAGCTTCATCTGGATTGCGTCGAATGCGCTCTCTTCCCAAGACCCAAACGGACCCCGCCCTTTCGGCTCACTCGTCGTCGCTAGAGGATAGTCTGGCCCGCCCTCTCCTTGCGGCGAATCCCACATCGGGTCGCCGTTGTGAAGATGCGTGGCGAAATTCGCGTCGCTCTCCATCCGATGAAGGATGCCAACGAGGATCGGGGGAAAGGGGATACCCAAATTCCACCATATCTTTTTTGAAACGTTATCGTACTGGTGCGAGTTTGGCGCTCTGGCGATGTTGTGGATAATGCGCACAATACCTTCGTCTTCCGCCGCTTCGAGTTCGTTCCAAAGCCTCAAGTATTTCTTGCGCTCGTTCCAGTCCAGCCTCATAAGGTCTTGCCTCCCAACCCCGGAACCCGCCCGACTCCCCGAACCGTCGAAGCCTTTTTCTTTCGCGACAAAAGATCCTCCGTCAGCTTGCGGAGTTGGGCCGCCTGCGCATTGATGATTCCTTCCGCCTCTTCGAGTTGCTTCTTCGCTTGCTCGATCTTCTGCGAATGGTCAAGGAGAATGATGAAGATAAAATCCGAGACGCCTTGTCCCGCCGCTCCGCTTACATGAAGCAAAACCCCTTTATGCGTATCCATCGTCATCCCGTGCTCGTAAAGGGTCACCGTCCGGAGCGGCAAACTCGCGTCGAACGGGCCGAACTTATTTACGATTGGGCCGAACTGATCCGCGCCGGCAAGAATCGGATCGTTCATTTCGATACCACCGACAAACCCGCGAGATCCATCAGCGCCCCGATCAACCTCGTTGATCCACCTGACTCACCTCTCAGGTATCGATAGATCGCGCTCGGCGAATAGTTGGGAAGATCCTTCCTTTTCTTCATTGCCTCGAACGTAGAAGTCACGACATCGTAGCTCTTGGGTGCTTCCCTGTCATATCCAAGCGCGGCAACGATCTTCTCATGAAGCGTCGGCGGTCCCCTCTTCTTTTTCTTTCCCATCCTACCCTTCTTCCTCGCCAACGGTTAGCGTCAGCGCAAGCGATAATATACATAGACCTCGTCCCATGTCAAGCCCTCGGTGCTTCGTCTAGGGGAACGTGCTGCGGGCTGGCATGGCCGCAGATAACCAGGCGCTTCTTTGCCCTCGTGATCCCAACGTAAAACATCCTCACGACGCTGTCCTTCGCCTCCGTCGATGATTCGCCCGACCAGGCCACGCTTGCGGCCGCGCTGAGGTCTGGGAAGATAAAGACGTTATCAGCCTCAGCCCCCTTGAAGGAGTGAATCGTTCCGACGTAAATCTTTGGCGTATCCGTCACCGCCAAGACACCGCGCCGCTTCGCTACCTGGATAGGATATTCACTAACACGGCGCATCGTCGTCGATAAATGATCTTCATACCATCGAGACAACGTTCTTGCTGGGTCTTCGCCGAGTCCCAACCTTTCCGCGCTGTCCTTACCGATCTCACATTGAAGGCTCAGGTCCATGAGCATCTCTGAAACGGCCGGCAAAAAAACCTCATCGACAAATACATCTCCGGGCGCTCCTCTAAGTTCCTGCCTTATCTGTTCCGCCGACTCTCGACTTCCTGCCGACTTACGAAGATCGTTGATGCGCTTCTTACCTCCCCTCTTCATGATCCCTCCAGCACCGAGCGCGAAGGCCCACAACACAACGTCCCACGCAGACCACTGGCCGGCCTGATCGCCGAACATCCCTTTATCGATCTTCATCAACGCAAGATATCGATCCGCCGCGCTGTTCGTTCCTTTTCTTCTAGCTAACGGGTTCCATGCTCCGTTTCTGATCCTCCATGGATTCGAGAAAGGAACCGCGTTAGCACGAAGCGTGTTCACTGTCGGGGTCATGAGGTATGCGCACGACCCCAATATCATTGAGGTCTCGCCTCGCTCCGCGCACCTCACAGTGTCGTCGATCGCCGGCTCCGGGAACTTCCAGCTTGCCGACGTATTCTCCTCAATCGACCCGTCGTCCCCGTCGCGTGGCTCATACGAAAGCGGCTTATAGGTCGACAACCGACGAACCCATCGCATCGAAAAATCCTGGATTGATCTCGGAATTCTCCAGCTCTTTTTTAGAACGCGCCGTTTCTCGGGCGGGATGTCTTCGTTTTCGAACAACTCCGGATGAGCTCCGCGCCACGTGTAGAGCGCTTGCCATGGATCGCCGGCGAAGATCCCGGCGCCCGCCCACTTGCTCCAGCGTGTTATCAGCTTAAACTCAAGCGCTGACAAGTCCTGCGCTTCATCGGCAATGACGATGTCACATCTTACCGGAGGGTCGGTCTCATCTAGGTTCGCGTGATCGATGAGGTCCGTGAAATCCATAACGCCCCGCTCTTCCTTGAACGCTTCCCACTTCGCGCTGAATTCCTGGACCTCCCGCGCCCAGATGTGAGGAGCGACGAGCCTCGCCCGCGCAAGTTGGCAGCGCGAGAGGAGAACATCCGCCGCCGTATCGCCGGACCAATCGTCACCCGCGTCTTCGATCCTCGAGGATTCCTTCTCGCTTAACCGTAGGCCTGGGTGTTGTTCGTTCCACTCCGGAATGAGCGGCATGACCATCTTGGGATTGCCGAGCGCTCTGAATGCGTGCGAATGGAGCGTCCCGACGCGTCTCGATCGGCGAAGGATTGGGTTACGGGCTGCGATCTCGGACGCCGCGGTATGCGTGAGCGAACAGATCAGAACCGGCGGCTCGTAGCCGGGCGGCGGATCGGTCATACCGATCGCCTCGACCTGCTTGGTAAGGAAGTGCGTCTTGCCGGTGCCGGGCGGACCCCAGACGATGTAGTCACCTTCGTATCGTGTCATTCCTAAGAACCTAATCCTTACGCGGAGAAAAAAACGTAACGCAAGTGGTATGGGTCGCATGCGTCGGTCTGTTCGGTGAATCTATTGGACTTACGTGCCATATCGGCTTGCATTATACTGACTGTGACGTTTTTAAATCAATTTCTCCACGAAATCGAGCCTCTCCTCGTGCCTTGGTCCTCATGACTTTTTGCCGATCCCCAAGCTCACGGCCAAGTACGCTATGAAACTGGCCGGAATCGCGGCGCCCAGAAGGGCCGCGAAGATCCAGCACCCCCAGTAGAAGGTGAAGCAGAACACTCCCCAGATGCCTGGAAGCTCGACGTTCATCCTATTTCCTCTCGTTCCAGCCCTACGACGAAGGTCTTACCGTAGATGTCGTGATCCCCACCCACCAGCGCGGCGAAAATCTTGTTCATCGCCGATGCGCCAGATGGCCCAAGCCGAAAGTGGTCTCGCTCAAGCCGGCCCCCACAATCGCGCAGCCGCATATTCAGCTCAATCGTCAATGCGTTGGCCTCGTCCTCGGTCAAGTCGATATCCAAATGTTTCATCGTCTCTCCCCCTTGTTCGTTTGCCGTCGTCCCGAATAGTCATCCAACATCCCGAAAACGCCTCCAACCGAGGGGCCTATACCCCCCAAGAATCGCGCGAGCGTAGGGGTAGGATCGACGATCGGCCCTTTCTCGCGGCTGAGCGACACATACCCCGAGAAAGCGCCGCAGAACGCGTCCTAGAGAAGCTTGAGGCTCCCCGTTTCGTAAGCCAAATATAATCAATACTGCACCTTGGTATAGGATTAGGAATGTCATGCAAGTTAAATAGAATCAACACCTAGACCTCTAACCTAATACTGAGAAAAAACAGGCACTCCAAAAACTTTCTCCCGCGCGCGTCCTGCATGTGCGGGCGCGCGCGGCTCGCGCATACACGCGTGCACGGCTCGCGCGAGGGCAAAAACCTAATCTTTCCTATACCTTACTATACCTTACTAATCCTTTCCTCCGCCGATATTTACTATTTTTGAGCTCTTCCCCACCGGCTCGTCCTCGTCTTCCGGGTCTTCGGCGTCCGGCGCCGGCGCCGCGAGCGCGGTTGGCCCAACCCACAAGCTGCGTGAGACCGTTTTCTTGTCGAGGCGGCTCCATAGGCTGACCTTCTTTGATTTCATGCCGGCTAGTGAGAGTAAAGCCTGTAGCTGGTAACGGTTGGCGTTGTCTTTGTTGCGCGTCTCCATCCATCGTTTAAGATGAACCGCGCTGAGATGAAGAAGGCCTTTGTATATAAATGGCTGGCTCATTTGCAGATTGATCGCCAATTCATCGCGCCGAGTCTCCACTCGATAAACCTCGAAATAAGCCGCCAACGTGTCATGGATGAAGGCATCTCGATCTAGTTCTCTGGATTCGATCTCAACACACACCCCCAGGATGCGCTCAACGACTTGGTGCCACTTATCGGCCTTCATTCCGGGAATGACCTTCCCCGTCGCATCGGCAATCGCGCTCCGAAACTTTCGAAGCTCGAGAAGCCCGTCGATCCGGCCCAACTCAACACTCGACCCGTCGGCTAGTTTCAACGTGTAGACCGCCTGATCCTTCCCGATCTTCGCGAGTTCGATAACGCGAACGCCGATCAAGTTGCTCAGGTTTTTGAGGATCTTTTGCCTGTTTTTCTCCGCAACATTTGGATTCTGGATATCGCTAGGATCGTCGGTCGTGGTCAACAACTCCGACGCCGCGGAAACCTTGCCCGCGGCATTGCGGGCGTTCTTGATCGTCCGCATGATGTAGTCGCGTCGCGCGAGTTTTGTCGTGTCGATCCTATGTAACGACCGCCAACAGAACAGCGCGTCGGCTATCTCCTGGTCCGACGCCTCGGCCATCGCGAGCTGCGTGGCGATCGACTGATCATAGCCGCTCGGACTGCTATCGCCCAAGTCTAGCCTTTGTTGTTTCCACGTAAGATCGAAACGCCGATCATTCTCTCTCATGATAGCAACGATCGCCGGCGGCTCCTTCGCCTTCGCATTCGGGAGCACCGGGTCTACTTTAACGAGAAGGTTCGCCGCCCCGGCGGCCGATGTGAAACTTTGAGGAACAAGAAAGCCATCGATCTCGACCTCGGTGTAAAGATCCAATCCGGCCTCAAAGGAGCCGCCGACAATCTGTGGGCTATAGATTTGAACGTCGACGTGAAGGTCTTGCTTTACGTTCATGGTCCCTGGAACGCGCATCACACGCGCCAGGTCGTGGACCGCGTCAGCCTCGAAGCCCAGACCAGAAGCGCAAAATCGAACCGTATCGCCCCAGTTCTTCGATAGATCGGCGCACGCCTGCGCGTCGGTCGCATTCTTGATTAGGATCGGCTCCTTGAAAACCCAATAGGCTTGGAGACCGTGACCACTGTGAACGATGATGGTTGGCTCGGCCCTCACGGCTTCGATGATCTCCATGGCTTGGTCGACCGACGTAGGGAGCCGTTTCTTTTTATGAACGTCGTGCGCGATATCGATATCGGCCCAGAGGCACGAGAGCGCCCCGGCCATTTCCGCCGTCGGCCTTCTGTTCGCCGTTGTTGTCTTGTTGCTCAGGCACATTCCAAAATAGACGTTCGATACTTTGTTGTTCCCCGAGGTTGCGAACTTGGCGGCTGACCCTGTATCGTCGAAAAACTTCGATAGCCGGTTCGGATGCGTCCAGATGTAGAGCTTGAGCTCCGGCGCGATCTTGAGCGTGGGACCGAATAGTGCCGAGAGAAACAACGAAGCCGCGGTTGATCCGTTCGCCATCCCCTACCCTCCATTACCTTCATCAAGGTTACGCCCCGAGGCGCGTGGCCGGAGCCCAGCGAGCGAGGCCCCGGCCACGGATCTAACCGAGCGGATGACCTTCGGCGCCGGCTTCAACTTCAGCATCGACTGGCGCCGAACCTTCCGCGTCTTCGAAGTCCATCGTAGCGACGAACGCCTTGAGGCTCTTTTGGTATTCGCGCAACCGCTGATGGTCCTTCGCGTCGACCCGCTCGACGAACGACATGGTCACGGTCGAGTATGGGCCGCTCGGCCCATCAGGAACTGAAGCGAGAGAAAATCGAGTCAACGCTTGCCAGTAGGGGATGGCTTTCTGTGAGAGCTTGACGTTGAACAGTCCGTGCGCCTTAAGGCTGCTCGGCGCCAAGATCAAGAGCACCGGCAACACGTCGTCTTTACGGAGCAGATAGAGGTAGCGCTGCTCGGCGCATGCCTTTCCTTTGCCTTCGTCGCGAGCCGATCCCCATTGGTTCATCGAGCACCCCAGGCAGTTCCGGTGGTCCTCGTGCCCCGTGCCGAAGTTGCCGCATCCAGTGATACCATCGCGGGACCAACAGTCGGGCATCGGGTTATCATCCTTGGTTCGATCTTTGAGCTTCTTCGCATAGAAGCGACGGGCGCCGTGAAACAAAACCGGCACTGCGTCGAACGATCTTGTCGAACTGGGCTCATCCTCGCCCAGCGTCGGCATCTCCCAACTTTGCGCGCCGCCGGCGGGGATTTTGACCCGAGGCAGCGTGAATGCGCTGATCCCGGAAGATCCAAGATTATCGGTCACGGTCTCCTGGATGGTCTGCTGATCCATCTTGATAATCGCGAATTCGCTTGTCACTCGCACAAGCTCTTTGCTTTCGTTCCCATTCTTCTTTCCCATCTTGGTTCCCTTTCATCGTTTTGTGTTGAGTGTTCGTTGTTCGATCGTCTACGCCTTCGACTTTTTGATGCTGATCTTCGCGACCTCGCTCGTCGTGAGAACGGCGGCGAGATCGTCGGGCATGACAATCTCGCCCGACTCCGGGTCGGCCATCTCTCGGATGAGCCCCGCGAGCGAATTGGCGTTATAATTTAAGGCGACCATGTCACCGCTGCCACACTTCTCCAGTGCCTCGCAGACCTCGGTCTTCCCGCATCCGTCCTTGAACTTCGGCCAGATCTGAACGAAGGCCGAGACGGTGAAGCCGCCAATCTTGACGCCGTCCACGCCCTCGGTGGAGAGCGCTTTGATCGTTAGTTCGGCCAGTTCGTCTTTTAGTTTCTTTACCTTGTCCAGTTCAGCCTTCAGGTCGAAAGCACGTGCGTGTGCCGATACAAGCACTCGCGCGATGTTTGTCGCCGCCGCCCCAGCCAGCCCGCCCGCGGTTCGCTCATCAAGTGAATTTCGTGCCGTAAATACGTCGAGCGTTTCGCCCCCAAATGTTAAGTTAGTTTCCCCCATCTTCGCTCCGCTCCTCTCAGTCCAAATCGTTGATGATCGCCGGGCGCGGGTTGCGCGAACTGCGCGCGGCTTCCGTCGGTTCCATCTTGTCAAAGATCGCTCGTACGAACGATCCACTCGTAACGTTCCTCCTCTCCATCAAATTCTTGGATCCCTTTTCCTTAGCCTTGATTACCGCGTAGATCTTCTCGTCGATCGTGTCCTCTGCGATGAAGTTGTAAATCGTCATCGGCTCTGTCTGGCCTTTGCGCTCGATACGGCTGATGGCCTGATACCAGTCTCCGTAGGAGAAACCAATCGAGAAGAAAGTGAGATAACTTGCACGCGTCAGGTTGAGGCCGAGCGATCCGGCCTGTATCTGCGCGGCTAGAATCTCGCCGCCGGTCGCCGCCTTCCATTCGTCGACTTGATCGACGCGCCCTGACAACTCGAAGCACGTTCGCCCCGATCGCGCGCACGCGCTCTTGGTCGCGTCGAGATCTGGGTGGAACCGGGAGAAGGTTATCATTGGACTAGTGGCCGGCGAGTCTTCCAGTAACTCGGCCAACAAGTCTTCCTTCTCCGTGTGCAACACATGAAGCTTGCCATCGTCGTCCTTCAACGTGCCCGATGCAATCTGGTGCAACTTCATCATCTGGACGAGGATATTGGAGATCAAGATAGCGCCGCCCCCTCCCAACTCGACCCAAAGATCGCTCTCGACTTCCTGATACAAGGCCCGAGCTTTCGGCGGGAGCGTAACGTATTTATTCACGAACTGGATCTCGGGTAGATCGAGTACGTCGCGCTTGTTTACAACCAACGCGATTCGATGGAATCGAGAAACCGCTTCGTCTTCAGCCGCCTTGTTGAAGGCTACGACCTGCTTGCTCCCGTATCCGCCCATGATCGCGACGCGAGTTCGAAATTGCGTAAACCATTTTCCGTAGAGCGACGGCTCGAGGAATCGCATCTGGCCGAATAGATCCAGGACGTTATTGGGCCGAGGAGTTCCCGACAAGATCACGCGGCGTTTTGTCTTCAGCTTGCCTTCGTGACGAAAGAATTTAGAGGCGTCGCCACGAGAATCCTTGATGCGATGCCCTTCGTCAAGGACGATCATATCCCAGGCAACGCTCTCGACGACCCGCGCTAGGTCGGTGCGCCAGACACTCTCGTAATTGACGACGGTTATGATCGGAAGTTCGCTATCGATCTTGGTCTGAAGTAGTTCTGCGCGGCGCTTGATGGAGTTTCGATCCAACCCAACAAACTCCATACGCCGGTCGGTTGCGCGGATCGTCGTCTCGGCGAACTCCGCGCGCCATTCCCGGATGACCTTCTTGGGGCAGACGACCAGCACACGCTTTAGGTTGAGAAGGTCCGAAGCCGTGATAACGGTAAACGTCTTGCCTGTGCCGGGCTCAAACGCCAGATAAACGGCATCGCGCATGATGATCGCCAGCGCCCCGACGAGTTGATGCTGCATGTGCGTGCGTTTGAATTCATTCTTGATCCGCGTCGAATACTCCGGGAACCGTTCCAGGATCTCATCGCACCCTTCGCCGTTGAAGAGCGGCAACGCTTCGCCGTAGGTCTCCACCATCTTTGCCGTAGCGTCGTCCCACTGGATCTCGTGCCCGCCAAGGATGGAGACCAATTCAAAGGCCGAGTGGAGTGTGTGGGGCACGGTCCAAACCTTCGCCTGGTTCTCCCATTTCGCCGCTCGATGCGTCTTTAGCAAGTCCTTTACCGGGAAGCACCGCGCAATCGTGATCACGCCTTGGTGCGGGTGCGCCTGAACAACGCCGGCTATTTCTGTCGCGGCGCTACTCACCCGAAGGGGTTCCATATTCCTTGCGCATCTCGCGGCGCACGGCTAACCATGTTTGGGCTGCCTCAACGGCCCCATCCCTGCACGTCTCGCAGGTCTCTTCTTCGTTGACTTTCCTTTCGTACTTATTCGTATCATCAGGCCCGTCGATCGTGCTGATCGCCACGTACAACCTGAGTAGAGGGTTTGCCATCCCCTTCTTGATCTCGACCGGTCGGCCGCAAACGTCGCACCGTCGTTTTTCAAAGTCTAGCATGTAGCCGCTTCTCCCTATCGTTGTTGATGATCTTTTCGCATGCTAGTATCGCATACGCAAGAGGATTTATTAAACATCCGAGGTCTTGGGTCGGTCCGTATCGCCGAGGATGAACTCGACGTCGATCACGTCGCCACTCTGGATTCCAGCCCAATTCCTGCTGATCCATCGATGCGCGACGGTCATCGTGCGCTCGGGTGGGCATGCTCGTACATCACCCCACTCCTCAGAGTCCCAATTCATTGCGCTCTCGTGAAAACGTCCGAGGATGACGTAGTGCTCTCCGATGGCGAAGCCCGCCTGCTTGATCAGCCCCGCATCCTTGGCCTCGTAGAACTGCGCCGTCGTGAACGCGAACGCCGGGATCAGCGTTCCTCGGTCTCGGATCTCGAGCCATTTAACTTCCATGAATGCTGCTCTCCGTTTTTACGCCCGTCATTGCCGCAAGCTGTCTGGCAAGATCTCGCGTCACTCTTTCGACGTAAGCTATTGTCCTGTAGCAAGCAAAATGCTCCGCCATCTCTGGGTGCTTAGGTATGACGTCCCCACTGTGCCCGCAGTCAAAACCGAGCCACCAGCGCTCTTGGTCGTTTTCGATGTGGCGAGCGCGATCTATGCCGCAATGAGCTTCGATCTCACACGTATGAGTCGAGTGGCTCTGCTTGCCAAACATGGGATGACTCCTGGGAACCCCAACATCCCCGAAAAGGAAGCCCTGCTCTCCGCGTAAAATCCAACACGGCAACCCAGCGTGTTCGAAGCGTTTCTCGTCCGGTTCGGTCTTCCAGGGTTCTTGCGTCATATCGTCAGATCCCTTCCGTGTAACGAGATCATGACCTCGACCGTCTTGCCCGGTTCATCCTGCCCTGTTTCGGCGTAGCCTAGACACTCGACTTGCGAAGGGGAGACCGAATTGTCACCCATGCCGTGGAAATAACGAATCGGTATCACCTTCCCGTCCTCCGTCGCCAGGACCGGTTCCCCACGGCGAAGATCGCCAAAAGTTCTCGCCTTTGCGATCCCCGCCTTTCTCACAACGACCTTCCCTCCACGATGATCTTGCGAGTGAAGCGTGAGACCAACGATGCGACCCTCCCCCGAACGACTCGCCAGCTTGACGTACAACATGTCGCGGATTCCGTCGCTCCCCGCACTCGTAGCGGCGACCACCACACGATGGGCTCCGACGGGTTCGATCGTTATGTAAGTCTTGTCCATCATTTTACCGCCTCTTTATTCTTCTTGTTGTTGATGGATGCCTCGCCCGGCCCTTCGATGAACGCCGGGCGAGGTGTCTCGATTGTCGATCGTCAGCGCACGGAGGCTGCGAATCATGAGGCAAACCGCCAAAAGATATGAAAGATCAAGGCGCCGCCGCTAAGGTTCGCGAGGCCTAGATACTTGTAGTCGCGCCACTCCTGCTCCGAAATCGGGTGCCCCGTGCCCTTGACAAGAACCTCTATGGGCACCTTTTTTGCGGCCTCGGGGTTTACCGCTGCGTAGAGGACTGGCCTGTTCTCCTGCACGGTCATAGAAAGAAGCGCCCCCCCCCGCACCATCAGGGATGTCGAACCTCTGTGGGCCGTCAATTATTTCAACTGGATACTTCCAAATAAACAGTGTCATTTTAGCGGGTTCCTTTGCTTCGAAAATTATCGAGTCCGATAAGATCGGATCCCGCCTAGACCTTGACGAGCGCCGCGATGGTGTCGCACTGGGCGCCGTTATCCGTCCCGCCCGCCTCGACGCGCACAAGTAGCCGGTCCGCCTTCTTGTCTTCACTCTTCTCGGGGTCGGCCGAAGCCACCGCGACGCGCGAAAGAAGCCGCTTGACGCAGTCCTCGCGGGTTGCCGGGGCGCCGTAGTCTTCGGCGATACGATCGAATCGACCTTGGAGAGAGTGCAAACTCTTCGCGAGTCGTAACAGAGTCACCGCTTCTAGGAAGCGGTCATAGCTTCCATCGCTATCGAAAACGAAATATGGGAGTGGGGGATCCTTGATAGCGCCAAGAATCATACGAATTTCGCTGTCAATGCCGCCCTTTGATTTATGCTCCGACACTACAGGCGACAGGGTGAAGCTGTCGGAATCCCACCTCTCGATACCGATCGATATCTTGCCACCGTCGTCGTGCCGCGCGACGAGCGCGAGCCTGGGAGGCGATTCTGCCTTGAACTCCTCGGCAATGTGCTCGTCCATGGATTTCTTGCCCGCCGTCTTGGGTTCGCCACTCTTCGTCATGTGATCGCTCCTCGTTCTTGATGTTGCGCTATGCGCTGTTCGGCCTTCGATCTTCGCGCGAGCAGTTGGCCGAGAACTGCGCGCATTGCGCTTTCGTTACGACCTCACGCTCTCCGTGGCTGCCTCGAGGCGAGCCTCGATAAACCGCCCAAGGTGGTCCAATCCGACGCCATCCCCACCCTGATTCCCATGCGATCCGAAGGAAACGTGGATTTCGGTTCCGTCCAGATTCTTTACCGTCGCCCACACCCCCCACCTCCTAAGAAATGGTGGTTCCGATTCCGGCAAATCAAGAGGCTCGTCCGTGTCCTCGCCCTGGTCCTCGCCCTGCCCTTCGGCTTGCTCTTCGGTCATGGTTCCATCTCCCGTTGTTGATGTTGCGCTATGCGCTGAAATTCGGCCGTCGATCTCGATCCGGGCGCTCGGCCGGATGGCGCCCGACGTTTCACGTGAAACGTGCCTACATTTGTAGTCGGTTGGCCTCTTCTCGGCCTGGATTATCCATCTCGGCGAATCGTTTTTTCGCGGAGTCGACGCAATCGCGGATCCCCTGCTCGCTGCATTGATGATTCTGAGCGGAACGCCTAACCCATTCCGAATAGCCACCGGGATAGTCGCCTTTGAATTCCCAGGGCCATTGTTTTTGGAAATTGAGGATTCGTCCGGCGATCAGAAGATCAACGTATCGCCTTAGATCGCCCATCCGTTATCACCCCCTTTCGCTTTGGATTTGGATTTGCGCCCCAGGATCGCCGCCGCGCAGTCGCGAGAGCCGAAGCCCCGCGCCGATGTTCCAGCCTTCGTCGTATCGGGTCGAACTATTCGACTCCATGCTGTCGAGATACGTGGCGGAGAATTGCGGCGGGATGAGCTTGTAGCCAGCGAAGAACCCGAGTCCGAAAGCAGAAAAAAATCGATCCAAACTTGTACTTACCAACGTATCGGAAGAATGGGGATCTCCAAAACGCATCTTCTTCCTGCCGTCGTCATATCCATATTTGTAGGCAAACTCGAAGTGGTTCACCTCTCCCGACGTCGTATTCGCGTCGTAATCATCCCCCCTTTCCCCGGCGATCAACCCTTGCTCGTACCAGAGCGCCGTGCCGTGATCCTCCATGTTGCCGCGGGCATCGCCGCTGCCGAGTGCGCACCTCACCGTTGTGGGTATCATTGGAATCTATATCCTTTCCTTCTCAACCTCAGGCAAGTGCGTCCAGGTTCTCTTGTTTGCTATGAGCCATATACTAGATCTTGAGATCCTAAAACATTTCCCTAGATGAGTTTGCGATTCTCCAGCCCTAACGCGCCGCCTGATCTCGTATACTTCTCTGTTTGTAAGTTTTGAACAGTTGGAACCCTCTCCGCGTCGATCAGGAATCAATCCGATCTCGAATGCGTGCCGCATATTTTGCTTTGGCGTAACCCACTCTAGGTTTTCTGATCGGTTATCTGTCTTCTTGCCGTTAAGGTGATTCACTTGAAGTCGGCGTGGGCACGGAGAAATAAAAGCTGTCGCGACTAGTCGATGGACGAGGTATACCTTACTCTTCCATCGATACTGTAGGTTGACGCGATTGTAGCCGTTTTTGGTAATGGTTAATTTCAAAATTCTTCCAGGGACCGATCCCATTTGTTGGGGAGCCACAAGGGATCGTCGAACACGTCCACGATCGCTTACTTCGTAAGGCTGCTCGCGATTTTTGAACATTACCGACCGCCACATCTCCTTCGGCATCTTACAGCCCTCGCACTCTCTTGGTTTGCCTGGGGGATTCATTAGGATCTGCTTCCCCAAAAAAGCTCGCGCTCGGCCAGATGATCGGCGGTCAGCCGCTCGCGATCGGCGATAGACGTGCGACTCGGCCCCGATCGATCTTGATTTTGAAAGTCGTGCCGTAACGCCGCGCGCCAGAGCGGCAAGGCTTCCTCTTCCAGCGAGACCCCTTGATCGTCGCTCAAGAGACCGCGCAGCTCGTGCGCCGTCTCGATGCTCCCTGGCGGGATTTGTAGTTGTGCGTTCATCGTGGACCCCCTATCTCCTCGACCGGTGCGGCGATTATCGGACTGATGGTCATTCCAAGACCTTCGCCCGTCACTTGATGGAGAACGATTCGACGAATTGAATCGTTGATTTTGCCGTCGTGCGAAATGAAAAGATCTTGATGCCTCCTGAGTAATGTAAATGAGTTGCCGAACAACTTGTGGCCCGAGTCGCGGCACTTCTCGACGAACTCCAGGAACGCCATGGGCTCCTCATCGAACAATCTCTTTAGCGCATCCATCATCAACGCTACGAACGGCGCATGCTCTTCGCCGCCGTCCGCGAAACGAATCATCCTCACCTTGGTTTCTCCGGCTCCCATCTCGTCCCCCTTCTTCTCCATCGTCTGCGCTGTCATCTTCGTGTCCATGACCAATACATTAGCGTTTGCGCAAACGCTTGGCAAGGACTATTTTCGATTATCGAAGAATTATTTGCGCCGTCATATTGCGGCCAAGATTGGGGGCAGTTGGGCCAAAAGGAAAGCGCCCCGGCCGGGGAGGGGAGAAGCCGGGGCGCTCGCGCAACGTGGAGCGGAACGAAAGGTGAGCGGGAACTCAGCGGGAGATCTTGCTCGAAGAAAAGTCTACCCGGAACAGCGATCGTAGGTCAAGGGCCATGAGACGGGGCGGCCGGGTGCGATCAAAAAAAGATCTTGCGTATCTTTTGCGCAAACGCTAATATTTGGAGCGATGGTTATCAACGGTTGACCAGGAACCAATGGAGGATCGGGCGACATGATGAAATGCGTGCTGAACTTGGTCGGACTCAAGAGGGACAATCTTCAGATCGTGAAAACAATTGGCAGTCGCATCGGGCAAGTAGGTATTTACATCATTTCGAACAGGGGAGCCGTAGAGTTGATGCTCGATCGAAAGGCCCTCCAAGCGCTGATGGAAGCCTGCGATAAAGCCCTGGACGAACTTAATGCGGAAAAGAAGGAGGCCTGAAATGAGATTCAAAACCGTCCGTGAAGACGCGTTCAAGTGCTTCGACCTTGTCACCGCGCCCGACGTCCAAAGGCTGAGGGTCGCGGTGAGGGCCGGGATGATTGATGCGGCCTTGATCGATGGCGACTCGCGCTGTGTCCTGGCGCACCTGGCAGCGCCAGGACCCTATATCCATTTTAAGGATTTCTATCTCTTCAGGCCGTCAGGTGAGGAGCTAGCAATCGAAACGTTCATAGAGGGCATTCGCCCCGGCGCTACCCCGAAGAACAACCGCCGCCTCCGCGTGCTGCTCGGGTGGATCGACGCATGGCTGGCCAGGTGTGAACGATCCCCGCGCACTTTCAGTCTTGATCCGTCGGCGACCAGAGCAACGTAAAAACGTCGTGCGGCGCCACGGCCAGGTTAAGCCTGAACGGAAGTCAAGGGCTATAGGTTGCCGAGCAAGCGCCACCGAGCGGTCAGATCGTCGTAGAGCATCCAAATCGAACCGGCGCTACCGGCAACATCGCTCCGGAGTGTGACGTTGGCCGCCTGCCCCGTGATGATTCGATTGTCTGCCGAACTTCCAGCATTTTCGTTTGCCAGGATGATATCGTTAGACCCGACGTTCGTCAAAAGCCTCGGCTCCTCGATAGCGCCAGTTGCCGGCGCCACGAATCCCGTTATTGTTCTCGACGCATCAGAACTGAGACGCTGCCAGACCCTGGTTCCCAAAGCGTAGTCATTCTGATCGCCCGTTAATTGTGCCGGACTATCAGGCGGCAGCCCTTCCCAGGAATTGACCGCAAGAAGGCTGTGCTGCGAAACCCCAGAAGCCCCGCCAGCCGTCACATTGAGGTCGCCGGCTATCGACGTGGTTCCGCTTACATTCTGACCGCCTTGGATAAACCCATGCTGCGCGACGATCCGCCAATTCGTTCCGTTCGACTCAAGCACTACACCCTCATATTCAACGCCAATCACAAGCGTCGCCGCAGCGTTGATCGTCTCGGCTCCGTTCGGATCGATCGTCAGATTATTCGCTGCGTCGCCGCTACGTAGAATCGTCACTCGGTAGCCAGCGAAAGCAGTTGCCGCGGCCGCGAGGTTGATCGTGATTGCTCCCGTCGCCATGTCGGCGAAGATCGTTCCGTCGGCAAGTCCGTGAGTGTAGGGCGTGTCTGCGTTCGTGATCGTCTTGCTGAACATCGTTCCAGCAAGAGGGAGCCACGTGGAAAGGAGCCCATCAAAGACGTAAAGGATCTTGCGCGTATTGTGCCAAAACGTTTGACCGTCTTCCGGCGCCGGCGTTGTCGGGAACGACGCCGCCGCGAAGTTGGTACGCAACGCCTCGAACGCGTTGTCGATGTCCACGGCTTCCTTGCCGAGACTCTCCTCGGAGATCGGAATTGGATAGTTCTGGACCATGGTTCTTTCTCCTCGTTCGGCGGCTTATAGACCGTCTCTCCATAGAGCAAAGACTTGGTTGACCGTGGTGCCGGTAGCGTAGACGCGATTCACCATTATGTCCATCACGCCGTCGAAAGCAGGTATGGTTTGTCGTGTGGCCTCGACGGACGGCGAGTCGTAGTCAACCACCAATTCTTTCATAACCCCCTGCGTAACAACTCTCAAGGCGCATCCTCGAGACGTCATGAACTTGAACTTATCTCCAACCACAAAATCCAGCGCGCCGGCGACCAACGTAAACTGTGTACCTTCAGAATTCAGAGATACCCCCACAGGCACTTCTATGGGTCCCTTGCGAACCACCCCTCTGTGAAGCCCCTTGACCTCAAAGACACCGCCGAGTGGTACGGCTTCAATGCATTCGATCTCCCAATCGTGTACATCCGCAAGCTTTGCATCGATCATCAGCCCAGTTAGAATGCCGTTGCCAATATTTCCGTCAGACTTGATCTCTGAAAAAATGTCGCTGTTGTCGTTCGGGGTAATCTCGAATGACCTATTGTATCTTGATTGAACTTCAAAGTGTAATGGCATGATGCGTCCCCAAGAAAATATTAGGATTAATCATCCTACACATCAAGCTTCCCTGAATCAAGAATGTTGACTGGCCGTTAGAAACTCTACCCACTAGACGACCACCTCGCGGTGGAGCGCCATCTTTAGTTCCTTCAAAATCGCTCGGCCGATACGCTGCTCTTGTCTTCCGATCAGATCGTCGTCGTCCTGCCTCGAGTCGAATGGAGTATCTACCCGATCGCCCAACGCTTCAAGTCTGATCCTGAAATACTGAGCATTACAGCTCAAGTCGCGCCGATCCATCATCGCGTTGGCGAAATCGTTTTGCCTGGTCCATGTGATACCATCGTTCGACGTTTCGATCCAGAGCGTCCAGCGCATCTGGCGTTCTTCCGGGATACGATGACCGCTGACCGGCCCGAAGCGCGAATAGGCATCCATGCTCGTATTGTAGTCGAGTTGATCGATTCGGAACGTGTAGCCCGTGAAGATGTTGAGCGCAAAGCTGATGAACGTATCGGCCGCGGATCCAAGATTGATCGACCGAGAGACGAAGATCATCTTAACGTTTTTGTCGATCTGCTTGAGCGCCCGGCCATCGATCCGATTGTTCGCCCAGACCCATTCGATGAGATCGGCGTTCTGGATCTCACCCGGAACGTCGAACTGGAGAATCCCCGTTCCCAGATCCGGAACGACGACCTGCGCCGTCGGGAACTCAAAGTCGATATATTCGTCGAAGTGCTCGACCGTGAACCCCGTCGGCGCCACGACGGGCGTTGTGACCGTGGTCTTCTCAAGGGAGTAAATAAAGTGCTTGGCGTGGGGCTTCGTGTAAGCGCGAATATGGATCGGCTGGGCCAAGCTGTTCACATTGATCAGCGCCGACAGTCCCGCTGTATCGATCAGCGTAGACCCCGCCGTCCAGCCGCCGACACGAACATCGTAGCGCACCGCCACGCCCAACGCGTCCCCGTTCTTGTCGTTGACCACGGCATCCCACGTGAGGTTGTAGGTCGTTCCCGACGATGAGGCGATAGCAAAATTCTGAACGTTCGCTGGCACCTTGGCGAAGACCTGGGCATCGAAGTCGATGCGCTCGGTCAGATATGTGAACGTCGGCGCGCTCGTGATCGGCTTGCGGCGCCCTGTGATCGTCAGGGCTTGAGCCGCGAACTCAAAGACGGTGTTGAAGTGGCAACGAACCTCGACGACCTTGCTAAGGCTCGTTGTCGACTCGCCGAACCGTCGCCAAGCTTCGTCGTCGACGCGGATCCATACCTGATAGGCCGATGGCGCCGCCTCGCCCGCGCCAACCTCCGGCGCCACCCAACTCAGCGTGAACTTGGAAAAGTTCGTCTTCGTGCTCGCCGACTCGACAAGCGTGAAGAACCCGACGCTCCATCCACCGTTCGCCTCGAGCAATTGAAAGTCTGAGCGGCGAACGACGCTGGAGGCACGGTTGATCTGGACGTGCGCATTGCCTCCCTCGTCGACGCGCGTAACGACGAAGTCAGAATCCGCTGCCTCGATTGCAGTCTTCAGATTGTCTGCCGTAGTTTCTTCGTCGCCAGATACGACGGTAAAGTTGGCGCCCTCTTCAAACTGGTAAATCGTTCGGTTGATATTCAAGAAAAGCGATACGCCGCTTCCGAATAGAGTGGTGGCGTTGGAGATCGTGACTTGGACCCAGTCGACATCGGCTGGTAGATCGCCTTGCGGAACTAGAAAGGCGCCGTTTCAAGAGGCTCGGAATCATCGGTATAAACGTGCGGATGATAATCCAGGCACTCGATCGACCGATCGGTCCCCTTCTTACCCGCTGTGATCGCCATGATCACACCTTGCTGTGTGATCGTCGATCGATGCCCGAGAATGAAGCTAGCGCCGATCTCTCCGGTTGATTCATGGTCCAAGTTGAGATCGGCAAAGGCGGCGCTCGTGACCAGGAGATCAAGGACGCTCCCTTCATCAACCTCGATCGCGCGCGAGACGCCTGACCCCAACGTACTCACACCTACGAGCGCGTTGATTGCCGTCGCGATCGAGCCCATCGTCGTCGCGTTGTCCACCGAAGCGGTCCACTCTACGCCTTCGGTAAGGACGACCGGCGCTGCGCCGTCGATCGACAGCGAGATCGTATCGCCTCCGATGTTAAGGTAGTTGACGACCGTGAGAAACCCAGCGTGGATCTGAATGAGGTCAGTAACGGTAACGGGCGCCGGAACGGTAAAGTCGGTCGATAGATCCGTGGAGTCTTTCTTGCGTCGCTCCTTGTAGGTATAGATCACATCCGTTTCGAGTACAACGGACTGATCCAACTTCACGTAGGCGTCGGACGCGTCGACCTGCTGGCCACGTGTCCGGCCGCTGACCGACCATCGCTGGACCCTGTGCGAGACGCCGATCACATCGCCCGGCTCGGCCGCGATCGCCGCGAGCGGACAACGGAAACGGAAGTAGCCGCGGGTGAATCGTTCTTGACGAAGCCAGAACGATACGAGCCGCTTGACGATCGTATCCTTCACCAACCCAAAGGCCTCGGTCGTATTGCCGCGCGTGTCTCCGAGCGTTTCATCAAGACCGGGGATTTCAACCCTGATCGAATCTTGTTCAAACTCATTGGCCGCGTTTCGGAACCGTGCTTCGATCGCCGTGAATCGTTCGGTCGGGGAGATGAACCCGAACGCGAAGGAATCGTCTTCGATCTCGGCCGCCCCAAAGTTTTGCGTGACGGCCCGCTGATTCTCTAACTTGACGTTGATGGTGTCGCCTACGGTGAGTGGAAGCGCGCGAGAGATCCCGGTCATCAATAGCAAGGATTCCCAGCCCTGGCGCTGTGAATCATAGACCATCGCGGAAACGAACCGTTTTTCCGTATCGACCGAGCCAGTGAACTCGGGCACGAGCGCATCGCAGTATTCGGACCATAGCTTAAAGTCGTCGTAATCTGGATCGGTCGAGGCAATGACGTTCCCCATTCCGAAGACTTTGTTGGTCAAGATCGAACGACCGATCCACGCGGGGTTAGCTGAGTATTCCGTCGTAAAGGCTGGCGGCGATCCTACGGCCGCCGTCCCAACCTCGATCTTTAATCCTCGCATCAGCGTTAAAATCGTCGGTATGGTACCGCTTAGTTGCCCTGTTGCTCGGATGTGCGCACCAAACTTTGCCACCCCGTTATAGGCGATGGCCGCATATCGGATCTCGTGAAAAGCTATGAGGTCGCAAAGATCCTGTTTGACCTTGCTTCCGGTGCTCAAGTATCCGGGCGGAAGAAAGGACGGATCACGCTTTACCTTGATAATCATGCGGCGCGGTCCCTGCGCGCCTGGACCGTTGTCGACTTCGCTTAGATCGTCGTATCGCTGAGAAGCCCAAATCTGGTAGCGCCTCCTTTCCCTGAAGCGAACAACATCCGTTGTGATGATCGTGGCGCCGTCCAGCTCCGTAACCGTGACGATCAGGTCAAGCGTCTTGTGTCCGATCTTGCCTCTGCTATCCGTGTCCCAGAGCCCGCCCGGAAATGTAACGAGAAAGCCAACACCGTTGACGGCGTCCTTGGTGGTCCACTCGATCGTATCTTCATCGAGGCGGAATTCTTGCTCGTATTCCGTGAAGACTTCCTCAAAGCCTGGCATCACCGTTTCGGTCGCCTCGCCCATTCGAACGTGTGCGTCGATGTCTTCGTACGTGTCGGCCGGAATGCCGTTGATCAACATCCCGCTGGGGAGACTGTCGGCCTCGATGTCGTTGGTCGATGTAGAGTATTCATTCGTTCCGACGCCAATACGATCGATCGGCCCATGACCGAGCGCAAAAATCACATGGAGGATCGTATTGAATTCGGGATCGCCGGTCCTCCATGCAGCGATGATGGCCCCGCCGACCAAGTGTTCTCCATAAACAGCGCCGATGACCGACCCGTTTTCGACTACGTTCTGAATCGCGTCGAACCCGAATGCCGCGGACGTGTCGTCTGAATCTTGCTTGAAATTTGGGAGCCCAGCCGCCGACGGGGCAAGCAACTTATTCGCGGCGAGACTTAGGCCAAGACCAATGACGAGCTGACCGAATCCACTTACAGCAAAGGCGGCTACCGCTGTCGCAACGAACTGCGCTGCGGCGACGATCGCGGCGACAACCGCGCCAACACTATGATAAGTTGTGATGTAGCAAACGGTCGATTGTTCGGGAATGCGTGCGTTCCATTCGTCGTCGTTGACCGTCACGAGATGCGAGTCGAGCATAGCGACCCGTACGTCTTCCGGGGCGAGTTGTGCGAGCGTCTGGCCGTAGGGCTGGTCGTATGGTTGCGCTTCTTTGCGCTTGCTCATGAGATCGGTAACGTGGCGGACGCGAATCATTTGAGACCCAGCCGTTCAGCGTAGATCTTGTTTCGATAGAAGCCCCGAATAGAAAGCCGAAACTTGCGCATTGGAGTGCATACGACACCAAGATCTCCCCCAGAATGAAGAACACCGTGCGGAGTATTCACGCCTAGATGGTAGCCGTCAGTCAGGGTTTTGTAATGCACTCCACACTCAAGCTCGGATTCTTCAATCTTCGTCCATTGCTCCATGAACGCGCGTTGCTGAACCGCTTCCGGATCTATGCTGAGCTGATCGAATATCTGGATTCCATGTACGTGGAGGTAGTAGTAAATCCCAACCCCGAGGCAATCGAAGCCTTCCTCGGGCGATCGACCACAGAGCTTGAAGGGAACGGCGCCCACGATAAGCTCGTTGATGACTTCGATGGCCGGCCTGGTGATTCGATCGATCATTGTCGTGTCGATAGCTCCTTGATTAGATCGTTCAGCCTATCTAGTTCTTTTTGAAGGCGATGAACGCCGAGCAACGAAGAAAGCTCAGTGCGACTCATTGATAGTAGCCCCCCAGACACGAAGGCACAGGGGACGTTCGTCATTTCTAGCTTAGCTATTCGCCGACAAATACAGTTCGGACAAAGTAGAATCTCAGGTCCATCGTCGATCGTAATAATGTTCCATTGATCTTGGCCAATTAGTAAATCCGCGAATGAGTCTACGGCGTAATCCAACCCGCAATCTCGACAGCTCGATTTCGGCTTTGGCTCGGTCATTGTGCAGGTATCCCCGGAAAACCTCCAAAGCGGATTGTGATGTCGTGCGCCTGACATCCATTAGGCGCGCCGAGGGTGAAATCGCACGTTGGAAGCGTTCCGACGTAACCACACAGCGCCCCCTTGTAGTTCAAGCGACAACGTTCACGCCAGAATCGGCCCACTGGAAAGACATGCCGCATGAGCGCGATCTTGCCTAGAATGAATTTCGCGTTATCTCCCTCGACCGCGGACGTTCCAACCTCGAACGTCAGCTTCGTCGCCTCGGTTGATACGCCTGACGAAAGCTTTTTTAGGACGAGCCGAAGGATAACCTTCTGACCACCGAACCCGAAATACTTGCGCACCAGGTCCGCAATGTCGCCGGTCACATCCTTTACGTCGAGCACCAGGTCGGAGAGGTTCCCCTTTGCGTCGGTCACGTGTTGACCCACGTCGAACGGGAATGGCTCGTAGGTTCGCCCTTCGAACGTGACGCTGTCGTTGTTGTTCGTCATGAAGACGGACTCGGTGGCAGAGGGGAGGAAGTCTAACAACCAAAAGAACGGATCAACGCCCTCTTGCTCGTTGATCCGACGAAGGACTGATGCGTCGAGTGCTTTCATAGCTAATGCCCTAAGAGCATTCTTTTTATAAGCACGAAGATTGTCGGACCCGCAACCAGTGCGACACACAAGCTGCCCGCTATATACCTCGCCCGCCGATCCTCGCTTGCTTCTCTTTTATCGCACTCCTTATTCCATCGATCTGCATCCCTCCTCCAGTCTTGTTTTCGCCTATGTTCTTCATCAAATCTCTTCACCTCCCGGTTAAATCTCTTTCGTTGCTTTTCGATAGACTCCATATTGTCATGTCCCCTCCCTACGAAAGTGGTCCCAAAGCATCCGGGAACTCGCCGGCGAATTGTTCAACCAAGGTTGCCGAGATCTCGAATGCTGCGCCAGGATGAATAAGTATTTCGGTAACGTCGTCGGCCCAGAACCTACGGGGCGCCTCGACGATTGGCGGCGACCATTCGAACGGCGTTTGCTGATGAGCCTCCAAGAAGTCCTTAACCAAAGTTCGATCGGCCGCGGAATCAAGGAGCCACTTGAGCTCTTGGTAACGCGCACGAATCCGAGTCCGATCCGCGATGACGGTCGTCGTTCCGTCCGAGCCTCGAGCTGCGTTCGCAGCGTGAAGGAATTCTCGATCAATAGGAAGCTCTGGTTCAGCGCGCTCTCCACTCGCCAACGTGGGAAGTAGATCAAGCGTTCCCTCGGAACCTAAGATGCTCGTTACCGTAGTCCCGTGCAAAAGAGAAATCTGGTCTATCTGGCCTTGGGTCGCGCCGGCCACCATGGAGATGCCAACGGCGACGTAAATCACACTCCCGCCGAGCCAGAATCGATTGTTTATCAACTCGTTTCGTCCTAGCCCAAACGTGAGAATCTCCACCTGATCCGCGGCGTTCGCGTTCAAATCCGATGCATCCAGGATGGTGAGCGTACGCCACTCACCGCCGATAATGGTTTGCCAGAGTGGATCGCCGGAACCGTCGACGCCAAACGCGAATGCGAACGTGTGGAAGTATCCAACCTCTTCCTTGATCGTAAGTTGGAGCTCGTGGATATCGCCGAACCCGGCGCGTGAAGTGACCGGTGCAACGATGACCGTGTTGCCGGAAAACCCGACCTTCGCGCGAGCGATATCCGCACCGCCGACGTTCACGAACTCCACGTCGGCGGCGTCAAACGTATGGCCGGCCGAGGCGTTGAAGTCCCAAGAGGTATCAGTCGTGAGCGCCACGCTATCCGCCCCTTACTGATCGAACGGAGTCACGTAGCGCAACGTCGCCGCCATCGATCCCTTGCCCGACGAGTTGGAGGAGAGAATCTTTGTTCTCGAAGAATATCTCTTGAACACCCCGCTGATCTAGCGCCTGAATAAAGAAATTATTATTGATAACGGTCTGCCTTGCTTCTTCGTCTGCGCCGACTTGTCCGCGTCGCCGGGCACCGAGCGGGCTTACAAGAGAGTCTGATAGGGGGAAGACGGCATCGTTGATGTCGCCCCCTCCGAACGATGAGATTTTCGTTGGCGTATTGGCAATGCCACCTCTACTGACACCCTGGTTAGCAATTACGCCAAGTGTGTTGTCTACTGTTCCGATAGTTGCGCCACCGCCGCCACCGAGCAAGCCGAAGAGACCGCCGACCAGAGAACCGAGGAACCCACCGCCACCGCCCGTGCTGTTGGCTGCCGCGAGGAACTCGAAGAAATCCGAGACTGCGTTGCTTACAAGAAAACGGGTGATCTCATTCAGTATCGTATTGATTAGATTCCTAAACGCACCTTCGGCGTCTTGCGTTCCCAGCCTGATTCCGATTAGTGAATTGGTGAGGCTACTATCGATCGCGCTTGCAAGGTTACGAACGATTGGAGCCTGAACGGATAGGGTCTCGTTGAGGCGCCGCATCTGCTCCTCGGCAATCGCCCCTTGGTTCGCAATCGTCGCCTCGGTCTCCGCGATCTGACCGTTGAGAAGAATGATCTGGCGTTGTTGCTCAGCCTGCTCTACCCCGGTCGCTTCGTCGCGTCGCGCCTCGGCAAGGGCGAGAGAGCTACGAAGAATTTGGAGATCGATCGCCAACGTCTCGCGTCGTGTATCGAGTGTGCGCGCCGTTAGTTCCTGCTCGAGTTGCCGCTGCTCAGCCTCGCCCGTCGCGTTCTGGATCCTGAGCCGCTGCAATTCCTCGAAGTCGCGAAGCTGGCTTTCGATCAGGTTGGCCTGAGCCTCAAGCGGAGCCTCGGCGAGGCCGGCCGCCGCGTCGCGAATTCGAACAAGTGCATTATGCCAAGCATCCGCGGACGCCTGGGCGCTCTCTAGATTCTGCCGCTCGATCTCCTGCGTCGCTTCCTGCGCACTCGCGCGGATCGCACCGAAGACGGCTTCAAGGTTCACATCGCTAAAGGCTTGTGGGAACTCCGCCGCCGCGAGGTTCAGCTCCCGAATGTCCACGAGGGCCTGCTCGGTCGGCGTGCGGCCCGCGCGTTCGCGAGTCTCCAAAAGTTGTGACGCTCCCGCCGCTTGCCCGATTGCGCGCTGAAGGTCGGCGTTGGATGCGTCGAGCCGCGCGATAGCCTGCTGCGCTCCGTCACGCACGACAGCGACGTATCGATCGAAAAAGTCCTCGATGTCATTGATGCCCGCATCGAGAAAGAGCTGCCGGTTTGTATCGATCGCCAGTTGAACGCGCGCAATGTCCGCCTCGGCCAGCCCAAGGATCCCCGCCTGTGTGCGGCCCGCAATTGCCCTTTCACCGCCCTCAAGGAATCCCGAAAGACTCCCAACGAACGCCTTGGCCTGGTTCTGCGCTTGCGCCAGACGCCTTGTGAGATCGTCGATCACCGTGCCTATGCGCTCAGCTTCGACTTCTCCGGCACGGAACGCGCCACGAAAAGCCTGGCCTAGTTCGGACGCCGCCAACCGTTGCTCATTGACCCGACGTGTATTCGCTTCAAGATCTTGACCAAGCGCGCGTTGAATCTCAGAACGCGTACCCTGGTCTCCAGGGAAGATCCCCGCGGTTCCGATCAATTCGGCAATCGCGGTTCGAAGCTCGGGTGGAATGTCTACGTCGGATGCCGCGCGGAATATCGCTTCAAATCCTTTGCGCGCTTCCTCCAGCGCTGCCGGATCAGAAAAACCGGCCTTCATGATTTCCTGGAGCGTCTCAGTGACGGCGAGCGCCGCGCCCGTGGTCACATTACCGGAAGCCAGCGCGTCCTCCAGCCCAACCAAGAGTCGGGCGCCAAGTTGATTGATCGTTCCCGAATCAAAAGCCGTGAAGGATGCTTCCGCAAGAACCCTATTTAGTAAATCAAGCTGATCGCCGGTCTCAATATCGCCAAGGAAAGAAGAGAAATCTTCATCATCGAATCCACTTTCGGTGGGACCCCTCCTGAAAAGATTGGAAAATAATCCGCTTCCTGCAATGGCGCCTCCTAGGGGACTCGTAGCTTCCAACACCTGAAGCTGAACATCTATCAGCTTCGCGAGAGCACCCGCCGCACCGGGAGCCAATCCTATAAGGTCAGCCAGCGACTCGTTCAGGGTCTTTATGGAGTCCGTGAGACCTGCCTCGCCAAGCGCCTGGGACGCCTCGGATGCTGCGTTTTTTACTTGCTGGAACGTCCCCTCAATCGTGTCAGCCGCGCGATTCGATTCGTCGATCAGCGCGGAATTGAGTTCCCACTCTTCGTTGGCGGTATCGAGCGCTCTCGTCAACAGATCGGTTCTCGACGCGAGCGGGATGAGAACGCGAAGCGTCTCGTCGCCGGCAAGCCCAACCTTCGCGAGGGCCTGCGACGCTCGATTCCCTTGGCGATCGATGCCCTCGAGGAACGTGACAAACGCGCCGGTCGGATCGGTCTCGAACTGCCGACGAAGCTCGCCGATGCTGACGCCTACGAGCTTCTCT